GCAAACAAAAAAACATTTGTGACATTTTTTTAAAAAATTTTCGTATTGAACGAAAAAAGGGGCAACCATCGGCGGCCGCCCCTTAAATCAACAATGATGAAACAACGATAAGTTTGGATGAATCTGCGCAAATATCGCGCATCCTTTGTTGACATTTGCAACATTGTGTATATTTGCTGAACAATGGAAAACAACGAATTAACAATCATCAACAGCAACACAACTGGTGAATCCGGTCAAGTGTTTGCCCCGGCGCAATTTGAACACGCCCAAAGAATCGCAAAATTATTGTCATCATCCGACCTTGTTCCGAATCAGTACAAAGGAAACATTGCAAACACGATGGTGGCATTAGAAATGGCCCACCGGATGAACGCATCGCCTTTGATGGTCATGCAAAATTTGCACATCATCCACGGACGACCATCATGGGGTTCATCATTTATCATCGCCTCATTAAATTCATGCGGGCGATTTGGAACGCTGCGGTTTGAATCAACACCAACATCATGCAAGGCCGTCACAATGGATAAACAATCAGGCGCAATTTTGGAAGGCCCAACGGTGACGATGGAAATGGCAAAGTTGGAAGGATGGTTGGATAAACCCGGATCAAAATGGAAAACAATGCCCGAATTAATGTTAAAATATAGGGCGGCGGCTTTTTTTGGTCGTTTATACGCCCCCGAAATCATGATGGGGTTATATTCTGCCGATGAAGTGGTCGACATTGCCGCAAACAACGCGAAAATGGGCAAATAACCCTATTTCAACGCGAAATCGTTTGAAGTAATCAAAGTATATGTGAAGCGGTTGCCATGCAAGGCGGCCGCTTTTTTTGCTAACAACATGAACTGGTTGAAATCTTGGGTGCGTTTAAACACCTGACAACCTTCGGACCAATTGTTGACCTGAACTGAATCAACACCGGCTTTGTGAATGTTTATGCCAAACACGCCCGTTTGCGTTGCGTTCTCATTATACACGCCATCTTTGATGTCATCACGGAATACAGTCACCGGGCCACATTGTTTCAACGCTTCATATTTGCCCTGATGCAATCCAATGTGATGTGAACCGCGATATTGTCCGGGCTTCATTCGGGCCGTCCCCGCGCCATTGTCGGTGGTGATTGCCCATTCTTTGATGAACCAATTGTCCTTTTCTTTGTAGGCAACAACGATTTTGTCATCAAATGCGTTTGTGACCTTTTGCCCGGTTGCTGAATTTCGAACACCAATGATGTTCAAATTGAAATCCCCATTTTCAAAAAATGCATAACCTTTGGCGGCCATTGTGCGTTTCAAATCTGCAATTGTAATCATAACAATACAAAGATAATTAAACCAACGCCCAATGCAATTGTCACTTTGCGCAGCTGGTAAAATCGTTCGTCACGCTTTTTGATTTCATCCAACAATTTGTTTGTGATCCGTTCTTGTTGTGCGATGACCTCGGAATCAATTTTGCGATATTCCCGGCACAACGCCAATTGTTCGCGCGCCTCCGCGCCTTTTAATAAATATAAATTATTTTCCGCAACTGTCAAGGAATCGATGCATTGCGATGATGCGGCGTGTGGCTGCGCAACTTGTATCGCCATGATAAGCCACAAAAAGTGTTTCATATTTGCTTTGAATAAATATTTGCGTGTCATGTAATGTTTGGTATTTCTTTTTGATGATTTCCAATGTGTCGAATTCTTTTTGAACAACCCTGATTGCCGGGCCATGAACAACATTGGTTTGTTTTGGGACGGCGAATTCAAGGTATAAAACCCCGCCAACAAACAACAACACCAACAACAAAATGGTCAAATCAACTTTCCGCATCGTTTTTGGTGTTTGCAAATTTGTCGATGGATGTGAATCCCAAACAACAAATCACAATCCATTCAACCGCTTCAACCAATTCTTTGGATGGCGCGATGTCTTGGGGTGACAATGAATTGTGGGCCATTGTGCCAAACAAAATGAATGATCCGACAATCCCAACAAATCGTTTGGAACTGAATTCGCCTTTGTCGCCCTGAAATATTTGAAAAATCTTTTTCATCTGCCTTGACCGCGATATTTTTTTGCGGGTTTATTGTTTTTTGAGTGAACACCTTTGTTTTTGCGCTTTGGCTTTGGTTGCCAACTCACGCCGGATGATGTTTTTGCCTTTGCCATTATTTTAAGCCGTTTAATTTTAACATGTTGTTGATTGACGCGGTGTCCATGCCAACCAATCCGGTGTCAACGCCCATGAACAACATGGTTGATGTCATCGCCTCGATTTTTGTTTCAGCGGTTGCAACGGCTTCTTTCAATTCGGCCTTTTCGGCAACTTTGTTTTCAACCAATTGTTCGCCTTGCTTCTTTGCAGCGGAAACAACATTGGATGCCATTTTCATGTTGTTTTCAACGCGCTTCAACATTTGTTCGATTTCGTCCACATTGGGCGTGTTTACAGCCCCGACCGGGTAAATCATTTCTAATGTCAAAATGATAGCAACAAAGGCCGTTAAAATCGTTTTCATAACTTTTTAACGGTGTTAATGATTCGCAATTCCGTAATTGCGGCCGACAATGCCGAATCCGATTTTTTCAACGCTGATGACATCCGGTCAACTTTCAAATCCAATTGGTCAATTTTTTGATTGGCCTTTTCGATTTGTTCGGTGTACGAACTTTTGACATCATAGTACAAATATGAAACGGCCGCCAACATACAAAATGCCACCGCGGCCACCGGGTTTTTCTTGAACTGGTCAAACGAAACGGGCAACGCGTTTGCGTTAATTTGCTTTTTTACTGTCATTTGATGCGATTGATTTTTTTACTGTAATAAACCACCGCCAACAAACCCGAAATAAGACCAACAATGCCCACCACAAAGGTAAGGATTGGCTGATAAGTTTGCGTGAAAGTGATAATTGCTGAACTGCCTGAAATGGCCGTGGCAATCGCCGCCGTGGTGTCATTATTAAATTTATTCATTTGGTGTTGGAATTACACAATATGGCGAATCGGGAAATTTCTCACAATATTTTTTTAAGTACAATGAATCATCCCCGCTGAATGTGTGTATTCCCATTGGTGGAGGCCAAACCTCAAACGGGGTAAACTCTGCGGGTGGTTCTGAATAAAACAGAATGTCTACCGCCCATTTGTCGGACTGCTTTGTGCATACGGGTTTGTCATCAACTTGCCCCCACTCTAAACAAATAAACCCAATTTCAACAACTGCGCAATCTTTCCAAGTTGTCACGGTTTGCCCGCTTGGCGTGGTTGTGGTTTGTTGTATGTCTTTTTGGAGTGTTGCCCATTCGGTAGGGGTGAACTCGTATTTATGAAAACTTTTCATTGTGTTAAATTGTGGTTAAAGATGCAAGTTCGGCGTTGGTTAGGCGGGTTTTGAATAGGACGGCTTGGTTTGTTTTGCCATCGCTTGGCCCTAATACACCATTTCCTAATTGTAAACGGCTACAAGTTGGGACACTTCCGCTTGAATCCGTACCTCTTGAAACTCCGTTAACATAAAGTGCGAAATCATTTGCTTTGTAAGCAAGTGCCATTTTATAACGACCTACCGACGGCAAAGAATATGAAAACAAACATTGTGCTACATTGCTGACATAAATTTCAGCAACTACTCCTCCCGTTGCTGTTTTGATTAAATACATTGTATTCCCAAAACTTCCCGAGTCAACATTCAAAATATTTTCATTCCCCGACGCTGACAAAGTTTCAACTTCAATATCCCAAAACAAAACCCCCTCCGTCTGCCCAATCAACGAACTAATGCCCGTCTTATAACAAGCATCCGCAACCCTTGTGGCACTTGCTGAGGTTGTTGGGATGTAGGATGTGGGGTAACTTGACGCTTCATATTGTGCGCCCCAAATGTATATATTTTGCCCACTTGCGGTAAACTCATTTCCGCCATCACTTGTAGCGATGTAAATTTCAGGACCGTTTGAACCCGTACCCGTGTGGTAAACGACTATTCTATACCAACCATTTCCAACGCTTGTAATTGTTGCGCTCGCGTCTGCCGTTCCTTTTGTACCCGTATTAAGATTGAAATAATTTAATGTGCCTCCGTTGTCGTGGCGAATCATTATCCAATCGGTTGTACCTTTTTTGGCGTACAAACTCAATGCGTAAACCGAGCCACTCGTTGTGCTAATAAATTGCCTAACTGAATGTGAAACAGAACCGCTACCGCTTGCCTGAATTTTATCCGCATTTTGTGTGCCGTCTGGTGATGTTGTATTATTTGCCGTTACTGTTATATTGGCTTGCGTCCAACCACTTGAAAAATCCTCAGAATACAACGCCAAATTCGTACTCTGTTTCTCCAACAACAAACTCGGACACCCGCCCCCGCCATTTTGGTAGGTTAGGCGTGGAACATTTAAGCGGTCGGTAGTGGGAAAATAGGGTTTTGCGGTTGAGCCGATGTTTATTTGAAATCCCCAAATGTAAACAATCTCGCCACTCGTTGCACTTTCGGGTGCTTCGACTCCGACATTTGTAGAGCCGTTTATATTTCCCGTAATTGTCAACCTTTGCCAATCTCCCGTTAATGCGAAAATAGCAACATCTCCGCCCATACGAATTGACGAATTTTTCCCGATTGCAGTTCCCGTTGCTTTAACATAACAAGTTGCAGTATATAGTTGGTTTGTTCCATTAAACGATTGGTAAATATATGGGTCTGAATCCGTCGCTTGCCATTTTGCTGCGGTTGTTGTGCCGTTTGGTGCAACTGCAAAATTGTCCGTAAATGTTCCGTTTTTAGGTCCCCATATTGCGTTGGTAAATTGTTCGCTATACTGCGCCAAATTCCACGGGCAAACCTCAACCAATCCCGCACTATTGATGCGCGTTCCGTTGGATGCACGGGTGAAACTTAAATCGCCTGAACCGTCGGTGGGAATTGCTGAAAATACGGTATATTCTTTGTATCCGGACGGTATCATTACCAATGACGCCGAATTTAATAAATCGCTCATAAATTATAGATTGTTTAATTTGTTCAACAAACATGAAACGCCTTCATAATACCCGCCATCGGCGGTGACGCGTGATTTGTACGCAACAACGATAGGCCAACCTTGACCCAAATATTGCGCGCTTCGAATGCCAATTCCTAATGCGCTAATCCCAATCATGTTAATATGCGATTGCCGACCCGGTCGAAATTACGAACCCGGTGATTTTGTTGCCTTTTCCGGCGGGCAAATATGCGCCTTGTTGAAAAGTAATTCCGGACATGCCACGAGCCGACAAAACATTTGTGGATGTTCCGTTTTCTTGGGTAACTGTGAACGATGTGAACACCGTGTCGGCCTGAACAACCAACGCGTCAAAACTTACGGATGTAACCGTCCCCGATCCGAAATATTTAAATCCATCGTAACCGGCAACGATGTCAATTGATGCTTCTGCCATAATGCTTCGAAAATAACATCGTGACAATAAACATTTGCAACATTTATTGAACAATCAGCCACCATTGCGTTCCATCGCTGATAACTGTGCATGTTTCAAAATTTGTATTCAAAACCTTTGTTGGGTTGCCATCAATATCAAACCCGCCGCCGGTGATGACAACCGAATGTGATGATGCAATTTTTTTGAAATAATATTTTTTACCTTTTGATATTGTCGGATCAGGTAAATCAACCGTAACCGTTCCGCCGGATGAATCGCACAAAATTAATTCATAACCATTGGTGATGGTGTGTGTCCCGGCCGTGTATGTGATGGGCGCATTGTGTTCCTGAATCCGCCAATTAACCAATTCCGTTGAATCGTCATAACTCAACATCACCTCCCAACGGGTGTTCAATGTTGGCTGCGATGCGGGCGCGCCTTCGGCATCATTGACCAAATGTTCCAAAACTTGTTGCGGAACATTGGAAATCGCTGAATTCAAATTTGTCACCGCTGATTCAACATAATTCAAACGATTATTCAGATTCCCGGTTTGTGATTGCTCGACTTTTAAACCTTCGCCGGATGATGTTGTCAAGGTATAAACTGGTGAAACACCAATCCATTCGCCATCCCATTGTTCCGAACGGCAATTGTATTTGACCCCGTTCAAAACCCATGAATAATTGTCAAAATATAATGATTTGATTGCAGTCAATGACCCGGAATCAATCCATGTTCCACGAACCACCGGAACAAAATTGGCGTAAATCGATGCCATTTGTAACCCCAACATTTTGGTGATTGTTCCGTGTGTAATTGAATCCCAACCGCCATACCAATCCGATGCCAAAACATCGGTTGTGCCGTTAAACACCAACCAATTACCAATTCCGTATTTCAGGGAATCCGTATAATATGGCGATTCAATTGTGATGGGTGTTGAATTCGCCAAATTGGCTGTGGATGCGGTGATGACCTCCGTGATGTCAAAAATATAATCCGCATTTTGATATGGTGACGCATCTGCAAATGAAACCTGAATTGAACCCCAAAAATCCTTCAACGCTGAATTGCCGTTTTTCCATTTGCCACCGCCCGAATAGGAAAGAATAACACCATGAACAAACATGTTGACTTCCAATCGGGTGTAACCGACCGGCGCGGTTGTCACCGACAATTCAAATTCCGATGTGATCCAACCGCCTTTGATGTCTTTGGTTGGCATGCGATACAATTGATTTCCCGAATTCCCCGATGCGGACCAATATCCATTCGCGTCCAAATAAACATAAGAGCCACCCGAATTCCGCAACCTGATATTGTAGTAAACATCGGTTGAATCTTCGACATACAAAAGCCCACCCAATGTGTCGGATCGTTTGAATGATTTTGCCATAAAACGAATGCGCATCGGTGCGGCATCCGGTGATGTTCCGGTTGGAATATCCGTGGCAATCAACGACAATGTTGATGATCCTGTATTTGGGTAACTGCGCAACGCTTTTGCCACATTTTGACGATGCGTGTTTATTGTCACCGATTGTGCAGCTGGTTGATAGTACAATGATGGTTTTGCCATCCACAATGGCCGAACATCGTTGCCAATTGTTTGACGGTGTGAATATGTTGTCGTCCCGATATATTGCCCGGTATACGAATATTGACGCAAATTGATTGATGTCGTGTTATTATACGCGTTGAATGGAATCACATAATACGCGCCATTTTCATGAGTGAATCGCGCCCCAAACATCAACAACACATTTTCCAACGCTTGTTTTGCGGAAATATAATTTGGTTCAATTTGCCATCCAACCGTGTCAATAACTTTGACATCCGTAAACGGATCAAAATTTTCCAAAAATGTATATTCAAAAAGTTTATACATGTCGAACCCTAATCGGGCGGCATTATCTTCGTTTAACAATGTGCCATCATACAAATATTGTTGTGGCGTTCCATTGACAACCCAATAATCCGACAAATCCAATGTGTCCAAACAACGGCGAAACAACTGGTTAATTGTGATGTATTCATCCGAAAACCATGATGATTGTACTTTGTACCCATCCATCAATTCAAGACCATCCACAGCCACCAAATTAATAATTGGTTTGCTTTGTATGGATTCGCGCAATCGCGTCATTTGGTCGGCCAATACGCGGCCAACATGGATCAATGAATCATTGCGATAAATCAACATCGCCCATGCGGTTTCGGCTTCGGTTTGAATGCCGACAAAATCATCCAATGTATTTTGATCCGGCATCACCCATTGGGCAATTGCCCGTGATGGCCTGATAAAATTGGAATAAACTGAATCTGATTCGCCTTGCCTTTCAATGCTGATTCCATCACCGGCCAATGTTAATTCAACCGATGAATTCAATGCGTCTAATTTGTCAAAACAACATGTTTCGCCTTCAATATACCCGCCGGCTGATTGAACCCGCGCATTGTATAAACGCGCAACAATTTCCGGTGTTGTGCCTGATGATGAATCCCATAATTCAACCCGGTATTCAACATTTGTAATTGATAAAAACGAACCTTTGTAAATCCTTGCCATTATCCGCGCCGTGAATCTTTATTGTATCTTTCCAAAACGATGGCCAAATCGCGTCCGCTGATGTGCGTTTGCGCAACATAACCGGATGATTGTTCGGGCTTCATCAATGTTTTTAATTTGTCCAAAGGTGCAATGACCTCCGGGTTGCTGCGCGCGCCGGGATATTCACCCATCAAACCCAATGTTGGTCCGCTTACAATACCACCATCGGCAAACGCGGTCACGCTTGGGCCTTGTTTCATTTGGTTTGCCACCGCCGTACCCAATGCAACCATTGCGATACCGGCTGCAACCGCAACTTGTGGTTGGATAAATGCGGTTTGAAATTTTTGAACGCTGATTCCATACGCAATCAACATTTTCCCGACTGTTTTGACAAAATTGCCCAATTGGCCAACAACTGATTGAACAAACCCCTCAATGCCATTGCCTTGACCGGACAATTGATTTCCCAACGCTTCGCCCAATGATATTGCAATATCTTCACCCAATCGTTCAACCGCCATTGCCATGTCGGTCATCAATTTGTCGAAATCCTGAACGATTTGTGAATATGACTTTGGGTCAATTTTAACTTGCACCAAAATGGGTGCAACGGCCGTCCCGGCAATAAGATTTGCACCGGTTAATTGCTTTAAATCTTCGGCCGCTTTCTTTTTTGCTTTTTCACCACCTTCAAAACGCTTTTTGTCCAACCACTCAATCAAATCGGCCTCAACTTTTTTGACTTCTTCTGCGCTTTTTTTAATTTCAGCCAATGCAGTTTTTCGCCTTTGGCTTTGTTTTTTTGCCGCTTCGGAATCCAATTTGGCTTGTTTGTCGGTCGCTTCTTTGTTTATCGCTTCAATGTTTTTTTGATACGATTTTTCAAGGTATTCAAGTTCGGTCAACTTTGCCGTTGCGGCTTGAATCTTTGTTCTGATTGCGGCCCTATCTTCTTCGCCTTCTGCGCGTGTCAAATCATCAAACAACAATCGCATGTTGTCGTTGTATTTTTTGCGCATTCTTTGCGTTTCTTCTAAACGGCGTTTATTCGTTTCCAATTCCGTTTCGCCCAATTCTTGAATCTTTGTGGCAAAATCACGGATTTGTTTGTTGTATTCGGATTGTTGTTTTTGCGCCTCCTTGACTTTTTCATTCACCCCATCCAAACCATCCGAAAACGCATAAATGGCGGCAACGGCTGCGCCAATGGCAACCGTGGCAATAACAAATGGATTGGCCAAAAACTTTGTTAACCCACCAAATTGGGATTGCAAATCTTTGACTTGCATGACGGCCGCGCTGAAATTCAATGCCGCGTTCAAACCCATCAATGTGTTGCGCAACGCTTTGTTGTCGTCTGCGACAATTGCGATAATTGAACTAACTGATGAAAATGATGTGGCCAACCCATTCAATGCGGCGCGTGTTCCACCCAATGTTTGATTCGTAATTCCCAATTGTTGGGTGAATCCTTGTTTTTTTGCAGTCAATTCAGAAACGGCGATTGACTGGTCTTTGATTGCCGCTTTGGTTTGTTCGATTTCTTGACGAACTCGCTTTTGACCCTGAACATCCATTTTCGACATGGTGTCACGCTTTTGGCGCAACTTTTCCAATTCCATCATGAATTCACGGGTGATTTGTTTTTGTTCGTCAATTTCGGCCGTGACGGCTGCAATCTTTTGGCGCAATTGGCCCGACCCCAATGATTGTTCAATGGCTTGACCGGCTTTGTTTGCGCTTTGCTGCATTTTGGCCGATGACTTTTCCATCGTATCGGCCGCGGCCTTCACATCTCTATTGAATAGATCCGTGACCGCATTTAAAACAATATTAATCGCACTTAATGCCATCAGCGGTTGTAACTTATTGAATAATCTTGAATAATTTGATAGACGCCGTATTCTTCGGAATTGTCATCGGTCAAATGGGATTCGCTCATGTATTCGATTTCCCATGTATACACCCCGTTGAATGTCCCCGGTGTTGTCACCTCCAATGCCGTGCGCGTCAAATCTGCAATTTGAACACATTGCGTGTATGTTGTCGCATATATGTTAACTTCAACATTCGCCCAATCCGTTTTTGAATGACCGGATTTGGATGGATGCGGTGTCACCGCTGTGACGCGAATTGTGATGCCCGGATATGGAACACCTTGCACAATGCGCAATGGGTTTATGTTCGTGCCAACAACGGCCGTCAATGCGGAATTGTTGGATAAAACATTGTAAATGGCGTTTATTGCTTTCATGCTTCGGCGGGCGGTGTCAACTTCGCAAATATATCCGCATAGCGCGTAACCTTTGCAACAATATCGTCATGGTTTGATTTTTCCCACGGGAATTTCATCAACTTTTGTGGGCTGATTGGTTTTTTCAAATGTGGTGAAATCATGGTTGCCGCCATCCACCGGGACAATTCCCATTGATTGCGATATTGTTGTTCTTGGGCATTTCTCATCCCAAACAAGCGTAAACGAAAATATTTTGGATGGCAATCATCAAACGATGCGTCATCCATTCCCATTTCGCCAAATGCGATTTCGCGTAATCGGTCAAATGTTAGGGATTCAGATTTGGCCGAATCTACTTTCCCACCGTTTCCGATGTGCCTTGACGGGGTTTAAAAAATTCTTCGACCGCTTTGGTAAATTGCAAAATTACGGGTTCGATTTCGCTAAATGATTCAATAGCATCTGCAAAATCATCAATGTCCACAAATGGAAATTTTTGACCTTGCTTTTTGCAACCGGATTGAATCCCAAAATATGCGCATGCTCGCGCAAATTTCAATGAATGTGCAATGTTGTTGGCCGTCATGTTTTCGCCCAACTGCGTGAAATCTTCCAAATTAAATTCGGCCATTATGTTTTCAATGGCGCGCATGTTAAAAAAAAGGGGGTGTTGAACACCCCCGATTGTAATCGTGTTCATGTCGCGAATATACGCAACAAATTCAAAATTAAATTGTTCCAACGGTCAATGCGCCCGTCCCCTGAATTGATGCAGTGAATGTCGCAACATCGTTTTGTGGGGCGGTCAAATTTAATTCGTTGAAAAATGCTGATCCGCTCAATTTCAAATCGCCGCTAACATTGGATGTCATCACGATTGTCACGGATGTGCCGGCCAACAAATCGGTGATGATTTCTTTCCAGCTGATGCCCGCGCCAACGCTTGCATCTTCTTCGAACATACCTTCAACACTCATGGTGTACCCGTATTCGCCCGCGATGTATTCTTTCGCACCGGCTGAATCCTTGTTAGTGGTTTCAATCATGTCTTTGGTGATTGAAAAATCGTTTGATGTCGCGTTTGCGATTTTGGTCAATGTGCCGCTGATGTCTTTGTAAATTGCAATCAGCGTTCCGTTGGTGATTCCTGTGCTTGGCATAATATTATTTTTTTATTTTTTTTTATTTGGTTTGAAGGCCCGCGCGTTTGACTTTGTCTGCCAAATGCGTTGTGACCAATTTGTTCATTGCCTGAATATATAAATTTTTGCCCGATTCAAATGCGGGTCGCATGAATGGTTTTGCCGGGCCGATGTTCTTTCCATATTTTGCGCCTGATGCGCTTGTTTTCTTTTTCCGGCTTGGTGTACGGTCGGCCGTTCCTTCTTCGATTAAATGGGCATGAAATCCCTTGTAAGGACCATAAACACGCGCGCCAATCAAACGGAATGCGCGACCCTTGCCACGGTTGTCGCGTTCAATAAATCCAATTGAATTGCGCAAATTGCCGGTTTTGACATTGATTTTCGCTTTTGCCAATGTTATAAATATGCGCCCGGCTTGCTCGATAAATTGACCCATAATGGGCGAATCAATTTGCAAATTGCGGAATTCATCAATTGCCAATTTGTTTTTCTGAAAATATGCCGTCGTTTTTGTCATTGCACTAATTCAGTTTGAAGGCGTAAATACATGCGGCGTTCCAAATCCGCAATATTGATGATGTTGTAATATTTGGATTCCCAAAGAATGCGCATTTTGGTTGTGATGCCTGAATCGTATCGCATTGAAAATGTCACGGTTTGTTTTGCTTCGCGGCGGTCCGAATCAACCGATTCCGAACCCGATTCGCTTTCCTGAATCCTTGCCCATGGGGTTGAATAGGTCGACCATGATTGCAACTTTTCACCGGTGTTTGAATCGGTGGTTGTTGTAAATTGTTGAACTGTGACCAATTCATCCATCAATCCGGGGTTCATGATATAACGCTAATTTTGTAAGGGTCTAACAAATACTGAAAACCAAATTGAATCGGGTTGTTTTGAACACCAACGGTGATGGCCATCCGGTTGTCATAATATTGACCAACCAACAACAATGCCGCATGTTTAATTGATGCCGGAAACAATGTGTCGGGGTTTACGCTTGTTGCGCTTGCCAGTTCAAAACCTTCGGTGATTTCAACAATGTATTTGATGACATCATCGGTCACGCTTGTTGGCGCGTTTTCAATAAATATGTTTCGTGAAAACAACCCCATTGGATTTGGCGCGGTGATCCAATCAGCGGAATCAAATGCGGTGATGGCTTGGGAATCGTTTACATAAGAAACGGAATTCACCGCCAAAACGCGTGAATTAATGCGCAAATAATTACCGGACGGGATGTTTAACCCGTTCACGGGGTTAATCAGGGCCGGTTGACCGGTAAATCCATCAAAACCATATTTGGCCGTTCCTTTTCTTACCGTATAACCAATATATTGACCGCACGCATCCAATGCCATTGCAATCAATCCACCGATGTATGTGTCATCGGATGATGATGTCACGCGCAAATGCGTCTTTGCATCAGCGACCGAAATATAATCGGTTGCGGCGTGTGAAAATGCGGTGTAATTGCGTGCAACAAACATGGTTATTCCGCATCCAATGCGGTTTCAGGGTTAACGGGTTTTTTCTTTGCTTTGGGCTTTTCAACTACTTCTTCAATAACCAGTTCAACCGCCTCGGCCTCCAACAATAATTCCGCTTGTTTGGATTCCATTTCAACGATTTCGCCAATATTGTACGACAAATTAAATTTGCCCGATGGGTTAATCAAAAATTTCACTTTCATGGCCGGTGGGCCAAACAGTCAAGTTGACCCACCGTGTGCGAACTTTAATGCCCCCGCACGGGCAATTAATTATGCAACGATGTCTTTGCAAACAGCGAATGCGGTTGGTTGCAACAAATTGCAATCCAAATAAGCGTTCAACACAACATTGGTCAAACCGGCGGTTGCGCCGCTGTATGGGTCAACAGTCAATTCCATTCCACCCCATGAAGCGATGGCCATTTTGCTGAAATCACCAAAAATCATGGCCGACAATGTAGATGAACTACCTTTTGACAAGTTTGAAGGAACAAGTGTTGATGTAGCAACGGGGTAACCGTTCAAATCAAAACCGCCCGCGGGCCAAATGAAATTGCCTTCAACACCTGATGATTGACGGGGAATTGTTTGCAATGCTGCCTTCACCTTTGGGTTTGTCAAATATGCAACACCTTCACCGTTTGCGTTTTCAACCGCTTTCATCAAATTAACAACATCAGCCCAAACCGGTGCAATACCGTTGGCGTTTGTTGCGTTTGATGTTGCGCCGCCGGCAAAAGTTACATTGACATTGGCGTTGGCAATGATGCCGGTTGGTTCGTTTGAACCACCACCTTTGATGGCGGCTGTTTCCAATGATTGAGCCATTGCGTTCAACAACCAGTTGCGAACATATGTGTCAATGCTGTTTGATGATTGCAACATCAACTGATTTGAAACCTGAATGTAGGCGGCCAAACGCTTGGGGCTGAATGTTACTTTGCTGAATGCGGGTGACTTTTCGGTCGCGCTGCCGTTTTCAGTATTCCAACCGGCTGATGGCACAGTTGACGCGGTTGGCATGTCCAAATTTCCAACCAATCCTGACAATTGCTGAACGCCCAATCCGCGCAATACGGTTTTTGGCAATAACACATCGATGATTGATCCAACATTGGTTTGAACATTGACGCCACCTTCTGAACCAGCTGAACCTCCGGTCACGCTCATGTCGCGTTTGAAAACCTCTGATGGCACTTTCATTGAATGCGCGCTAACGCTTACGCCTGAACGCTGAAATTCAGCGGCGGCCATTTGGTTGAATTCGGCTTCAACACCATCGCGGCGACCGGTGATGGCCATTTCCATTGCGCGTTTGAAAGAATAATTTTCTTTCATTGCTTCTTTTTCCTTTTCTTCGCTGCGGCTTGCGCTGTGTCCGGCGGCTTGCGCTGCAAGGTTTTGCAATTTTTCCAAAGTTTCAACCTCGGCCTTAATTGCACCCAAACGGGCTTCAATTTCGGTCAAACGGTTGTTTTCGCTTTCGGCCATTGAACGGGCTTCCTTTTCAATGGTGGTTTGCAACGCTGACAATTCGCCAAGCAAACGGCCGCGTTCTTCTTTTAATGCTTTAATTTTATTCATGATTTTTTGTTTGTTTTAAAGGTTTTTGTATCTCAACAATGCAACTTTCAAAATGTCCGCATCAATTTGTGATTGTTCCGCGGCTTGGATTTGCAATTCTTCATCACGCATTTTGATGATTGAACGCGCATCGGCTTCCGTTTCTGAATAGGCGGGATAAGTTACCGGCGAAACATCAAACAATTCATCAATCATTGTGATTGTGCGTTTGCCCATTGTTCCATATTTGGTTGAATCGGTCCATGTTTGTTCTTTGATGGTGAACGCAAATGATGATTGTGTGATGTCACCACGCATGATTGAACGAACCACGGACATGTGTGTTGGGTTTTCGTAATCGGGAATCCATGTGTATTCCAAATTGCCATCAGCATTGACAAACACTTTGCATGTTTCGGCCTTTGTACGGCCCAAAATCAATTCCGCTTCATGGTTGAACAAACAGCGGATGTCATATTCGCGTGATAATGCGTAATCAAACGCACCGGGGGTGATGACTTCTTCGAAATACCCTAAATCGGTCACGCTGTTAACAACGGCGGCAATACCTCCAATTTCTTTGGGCATGCCATCGCCGATGGCGCGTGCGTGAACTGTTCCGGTGATGGTTCTGCGTTCTTGTTTCATTTTAAATTACTTCGGTATTATTTACCCCATCGGGGTTGTTGTTTTTGTCTGCGCTTGCCATCAATTGTTCAATCTTTGCATCCATGTATGCATCAATCTTTGACGATGGCATCAAATTGGTTTCAATTAAATATTCATCACCACCATCAAACCCGTTTGCATCTTCGAATTCGCGTGCCTCATTGCGTGACAACCAACCACCGCGGATGCCTTTGTTGTAAAAATCCGCGCGGTCATTTGCTGATGCACGCAACAATGAGTTGAAATTAAATTTGAAATAATGGGTCATTTTGTCAACTTCGGTCAACAATTTGCGCGCCATTTCTTGTTCCATATTGATTGCGTATGCCATCAATGTCCGCATATAAAAATCTTGATATTCTTGTTCAACACTTGATTTGATGCCGTCTTTTGCGCCAATCATGGATGCCGGAACACCAAAGATTCGGGCAATTTCTTCGGCATCAAATTTCCGAACCTCTAAATATTGCGCTTCTTCGGGTGTCAATGACAATTTTTCCATTTTGATTCCGTTTGGCAAAACCGCCGAACGGGCCGCGCCATCAATCACATCGTCCAAACCTTTTTTCAGCGGTCCGGCTTGTTCGGGTTTGATTTGTGAATCTGATGTCAAAAGGAATTTTAAAACGCCGTTTTTGAACACGCCGGCATTGCCTGAAATTGCAGCCAAATCAATTCCCAATGTTTCCGCATGCAACACGATTGGTGAAACACCAACCAACGGATTGTCCAAACATTGCCCTTTGAAATGCAACATGTCGGTTGCGGGA